TTTTTTATAGACATAGTATGCAGCAACGCGTAAAAGTTTGGTTCCAAAAAGGAACACAACAATGTGTTCATGTCAAAGGAGTAGAAGAGTGTGATTGTGACTGTTATATGAAGTTGCTAGAAGAAGAATTTGCAATGCATCCACTCTTTATTGCAAAAAGATTTGTTCATGGTGTTAGACGAGGAACTCATCAAATGTATGCTGAAATACATTCGAAAATAGCATCAAAATGGATTTTACAAGATTATAAATTAACTATTAATAGAGAAGATCCAGCAATATCTTTGGCACAAGCAGAGATAGCGTCAACAGTTCCTATGAATCAAAAACCTATACCAGAGTATTTCGATCTTAGACGCGCTCCTGTGGAGCAAGAGCGTCAAATAGATGCGAATATTCTTACAGCGTACAGGATGTATGATAGGTATTATTTTAGGAAATATTATAGTGTTGAGCAAGATCTCGAATGGTGGGAAGATGAGATATGGCGGGAGGTTAGAACCACTGCAGGTGAAGTACGTTTAGCAGGTGTATCATGGGACGATGTTTCAGAGGATCCCATGACAGAAATGATACGAGAAAAAAGCTGGTACAATCAGACTTTTTGTGGTGATCATACTGGCCCTAATATGTTTTTTTCACACGAAAATCTCTATCCGGATAAGATGATCAATTTGATAGATAAATTTGATAAACCAACCGGAAATACACCCCCCGTCTTTGACACAATAAAACACCTCATACCAGATGCGCTCCGAATGATGTATCATTATATGGGAGTTGAATATTTAGCAGGTTCTAGACCATACGAATGGGATAGACAGGATTTTTTAAATATGACAATTCCTTATTTGACATCAGGTGGACGACGCCCGGGACCTCGTTTTCGTATGAGAACGGGAGATTTCTCGGAAACTATTTTTAGTGTGAATGGGAAAAAATTTGAACAGTTGCCATTCACAATAGATGCAGCGATAAAGTTTATCGAAAAAATAACAGTTGACAGCATACCAGATTTACCAGTAAATGTCTGGGAAATAGTTTTGAAATATGAGACATTTGTTCCAGAAGGAGCCACATTAGAAGAATTGATGGCAGACAAAATAAAATTAGCTACAAAGGCTAGAGAATTTTTCATAGGTAGTTTATTTTGTTTGCTCTTATCTATGCATATACAAAAATGGCGCCAAACAGCCGAAAGAGGGCATATGATAAAAATTGGGTTTCGGTGGTGGAGAGGAGGAGCATTAGATTTAGCATCCCAAATGCTGTTTGAAGCATTAGATTATATATGGTTTGATGCAGATTTTAAGGGATTTGATACAACAGTAAAGATGTTTTTACTTATGCTTTACTCCACTCAAGTAGCCTACTATCATGATTTTAGAAGAACTTCACCATTGCACAATGCAATATTTAAAGCATTGTTGAAGATATGTACTACTAACTTATCAATCAAAACAGTTCATGTGTTTGGAGCATTATGGCGTATAATGTTCGGTGTTATGCCTTCAGGGGCATTTGAGACATCCCATGGCAATTCGTGGATAGTAGGATTTACTTGGTTTCATTATGTAGCATCGGTCCTAGCTGCTCATCCTGATAGAGCGGAACAAATTCGGGCTTATTTAATTTTGAGAGCAATTCTGATTATAATATATGGAGACGATCATATTATTGGCGTACCCCGTGTTCTATATGATATTATAAATCAGGAAGGATATAAACAATTTTTATTAAAATTTTATGAGATGATTTTACGAAATTGTAGGACCTTTACTACTTTTTTATCTAGAGTAGATGATGAAGGAGGAATAGGAGTGATGGGAGCAGTATTTCTCCAAAGATATTTTATCCGTCGCGAGGAGATAACAGTGAGGAAAGATGTAGCGGCTATCTTGCCTTTTAGACCACTGTTTAAAACAATAAAAAAATATGCACATGGATCAGGGACGGCACGTACCACAGTGGATTATATGATATGCGCTATTGGAATGGCATATGATAATTCAACAAACAAAAGAGCTTATGAGTTTTGCAAGTTTATGTTTTCTCATTTTTTGGGAGATGGAGATTTTAGTTCTTGCTTATCAGAGGTTGATTTTGCCACTGATAATAATATTACGAGGCTGATTCGTAAAGCAGGTATATCCCCAGAAGAAATAGTGCATGGTTTTCCAGAATGGAATGATCTGTTGAGTATGCATATGCCAGATCCTGCATATGTACGATTTGAAGATCATAATCCTTATTACGGTCC